TCCAAGTATGAGTTATATTTTGAAGCAAATAATTCAACCTATCATATAGGCACAGCTCAAAACACTAACCTAGGAAGATCTAAGACTATAACTAACCTACATTTGTCGGAGTGTGCCTTTTACCCGCATTTTGATGAGATTATAGCGGGGGCTATGCAGGCGGTAGTTCCTGACGGTAGGATTATTATTGAGACTACTGCGAATGGTTTCAATAAGTTCAAATCATACTGGGATAGGACAGTGTTAGGGGATACGCCATTTAAACCATGTTTTTATGCTGCGCAGGATTTTTATAGTGCCGAGTTTCTAGAGCAAAAGCAAAAGGAGCTGGGTAGAATGTATAAGCAAGAATACCCGGCTACGGCTTTAGAAGCATTTATAACATCAGGAGAAACATACTTTGATAGTGCGGCATTGGCTCATTATTTGGACATTATTAGGAAGCCGATAGCGGAAAGTTTAGTATATGGCTTTTAGACAATTTAGAAAACTGGAGCCAAAGGAGTTCATTGTAATAGGTTGTGATACTGCTAGTGGTGGTGGAGATTATTCCGCGGCACAATTCATATCTAAAACTAAGTTAGACGTGCCTTTGGTTTATCATTCTAAGAAGACTACCGCCTACATGACGGATGAGTTATTGCCCGTATTAGAGAATATAAGTGACATAACGGGGAATTCTCCGGTTATAGCCTATGAGACTAACAATGGTGGTATTTTTGAGTTAGAGAGGCTAGCCAGACTAAACAAGTTAAACAAGTTTAAGATATACACACGTAGGACAGGATATGACAGACTTGCACCAAGGGAAGATAAGAAGTATGGTTGGGTAACATCGTCGGCAACCAGACCTAAAATGCTGCAGGACTTGAAGGAGGCTATAGATAACCACTTATTACGTATCTATGATGAAAGAACAATCAGCGAATTGTTTAGTTTTGTGGTCAATGTAACTTCGTCAGGGTGGAGAGCAGAAGCCGAGCAGGGCGCGCATGATGATTTGATAATGTCCTTGGCTATAGCATGGCAACTATACTCTCAGGAAGAAAGCCCGGCATCGTTTAGTATGAGAGCCGGGGCTGTATTAGAGCATAATCGAAAGGTGAGAAAGAAGTGGCTACTGAGATAAGTATTACAAAGAAAATGTATGGCTGGAGTAAATACGGTGGAGGCAGGAAGGGTCTTGCCAAAGAGTCTTTGCCGGAGTGGACATGCCAGTTGTGCGGTACGAGACATTCAAAGGAAATGCCAAGTTATTTTGTGCCTGAAACAGATAGCTGTCGAGAGTATTACAGAGTGTGTTCTGTGTGTAAAAATAAGACATTAAAACTAAATATAAAAACTTTCGAGGAGGCGCTGGCTTTAAAAGTTGCAAACCTGATGACATTTCCCGCAAGATTTTGATATGGCTAAAACCGACTTATTAAAAGAACTCAAGCAACATTACAAAATGTGGACTGAGGACAACACCAAACGCATGACTCGTGTCGGAGGTTGGAACGATGTCACGGATGCTTATTATGGTAAGTTGCCCGATGATTGGCCCTATATAACTAGGATGGTTGACCCGCGCATTAGGACATCTCTTATTGAAAAGAACGGAAGGCTGCTAAACTCGAAGTTACGGGGCATGTTGGTTCCAAGAGAGGCTCCCGCGGATAATCTAAAGGCACAGATAAACAATGCTGTCTTGAATTTTCAATGGGACAGTGCTAAAGAAGGCGGATCAATGCTTTCTAAAATTAGTATTTGTGATATGGACGCCAGACTATATGGCTCGAAGTTTGCACTAGTTAAGTGGAAATATGAGGTGAAAGACGGCAAGGTTTTATTTGACGGGAATGAGTTTATACCTCTTGATATACGTGATTGTGGAATAGATCCGACGGCTTCTCATATACGGGATGCTAAGTGGTTTCAACATAGAAGTTGGGAATTTTTAGAAGACTTGAAAGTTCAGAGCGATATCAGTGGTAAATTTGTTTTTCATAATATAGATGTGCTCGAGAGCAAGATTAAGGAGAAGATGGGCACGTCTCGTTCTGCTACCAGAACAACCTCGTATGTGCCAAGAGGAAAAACATTACGATCGTTGAGGGATAGGACCGGAGAAGATAAAGCTTTTCCTGTAGTCAAGTTGTGTACAGAATACAGAAAAGACAAGTGGATTACGTTTGCTCCCGATTACGATTTAGTGATTAGGGAAATGGACAATCCGTATAAGCACGGTAAGATTCCTATTGGTCAATTAAGGTACTACCCCCTACAAGATGACCCGTTGGGTGAGTCCGAGGTAGAACCGGTGCTCCCACTATGGAAAGCTATACAGGCTGTATTGTGCAGTTACTTGGACGAGGTTATTTTAAAGATGCGCCCGCCGCTAAAGGTTATGGAGGGTGCCGTAAGGGTTGAAACTATTGAATATAGTCCGGAAGCGCAATGGCTTGTAACCAGACAAGATGCTGTAGAGGAGATGAAGTCTAGTGGAGATTCTTTAGCCTATTTCCAAACAACCTATCAGGCATTAGTGTCTGCTTTCAATATTGCCATGGGCGATTTAAGTCAGGGGTTATCTAACTTTGGGCCATTCCAAGATGAGTCTAAGACTGCAACGGAGATTAGGGCAACTAAGGAGCAGCAAAGTGTTAGAGATCAGAAGAATCAAAATGACCTTTCAGATTTTATACAAGACATAATGCTTATGTGGTTATCCAACAACCAGCAATTTTTGTTCTCGGAGCCCGATAAGAAAGAGCATGTTATTAGAATTGTTGGCGCCAATGCTTACGCCGCTCTTGAAAGGGCCGGGTTGAATGAAACAGAGATTTTACCGGAAGCCATGCAAATGATAGCTGATATTGTAGAAAATAGTCCTGATATGGGAGATAGTGAAATAATGACATTATATGAGGCTGCTGCTACTCCTAAGTTTCCTGTGGTAGAAAATCCTGACGAAAAAGATCCGACTAAGCTGAAAGTCAAGGCAAAGATGCGCAAGATAGGAGATGCTGAAGTAGATTTGTCTGTTTTACCGGAAGATTTAGACGGGCTATATGATTATAAGCCGGATGTTCAATCTATGTCGGTAGGTGCCGGAAAGGAGCTAGAGCTTGCAAGAACAAAGGCGATAGAGTTCTTGACCACTAACCAGCTTGTGTTACAATTGTTACAAGAGGAGGGCTATCGTCCTGCAATTAAGGAATTGATACAGTCTGACTTGGAAGCTAAGGGTTTAAAAAATGCACAAAGATTTTTCAAAGAAATCAAAACTCAAGAAGGAGATAACCAGATGGGAGGCGCTGGGCAGGTTGGCGGCGTCCCCGGAATACAAGGAGTATCTCAAGCCCTTGCTGGAGCGGGCATTCCGCAACCTATGGCCTGATCCCTCTGAAGCTGAATCAGTCGACCAATTTTTTAAACAATATGTAGATCAGCGCGGCAGAGCCGTTGCTTATATGGAAATTCATTCTTTGTTGGAGAACGCTAGCACTATGGCATTGAATTTATCAAAGCAAGCGAACTCAAAGAAAAATACGCCGTATGAACTTGGAGCCTGAACTTCCTCCGATTGATATGCCCGAAGGCCGGTCGGAGCAAGTAGACATTTCTAAACATGTTAAATGTAGACATAAGAACCTTATTACTGGAGGGGGCTTTATCCGATGTAAAGATTGTGGTATGGAATGGCGCGGTAGTAGATTAAATGAATTATATAAGTTGCTAATTGAAAGAAATTAGTTTATAGTTTTAGCTAACTATGTCTGAAGAAATAACCAGCATTCGGCCAGATAGCGCCGAAGAAGAACAAGAAACTTCCACGGATAGAACATCCGAACAATTCGAGAAACTAAAGGCCGCTAATAGGGAACTAAAAAAAGAGCGGGATGGGTATAAGGATATATTAACTAGCCTAAAGCCTTCTAATAAGGAGCCGGTCGCCGCGTTGCAGAAACAGGTACCGCCCGTGGTAGGTGCTGAAGGCGATATAAAAGATAAGGTGCGGTCTATGGTTGACAAAGAGGGCTTTTTAGACGGAAACAAGCTTGTTGATGTGTTAGATACCCTGGATAAAAAGACAAGGGAGGCGGAAACCTTAGCCAAAAAGGTTGCTATACAGGCAAAGAAGGTTGCGGAGGCTCAGGAGCAACAACAAAAGACGGAAAAGATGCAGAAGGTGCATGCTAAGTATCCACAACTAGACCCCAATAGCGAGTCTTTTGATGAAGTTTTTTATGAGGCTGTTAGAAACGATCTTATAGGGCAAATGATGTCTGGAAAAGAAGATCCTATGGCAGCTGCAGATAAATGGAATGCCATACTTACTGAACAAGGCAGAAAGGAGGTAACTGTGGCCGATAAAAAAGAGGAAATTGCAGAAAAACAATCTCAAAAGGAACAAATAAATGCTGTAAAACCAAGGTCGTCTTCGATGTCAGGGTATTATTCAGATACTACGGAAGAAGATCTACGAGCGAAGGTGCGCGCGGGTAAAAAGGGCGCATTGGCAGAGGTTTTATCTAGATACGAGAAACGCAATTCAAAATAACTTGCAAACCCCAATCTTTATAGCTTTATAATATTGATAAGTAATAGCTAGCCCTATGCCTCGGCTAGTCAATAAACTAGGCACAACATTTAAACCTATTGCTGTAATATTTAGTTAAAGAATAGGAAGGAGGCTGAAGAAAAATGGCTTTTGGAAAAGATACATATCAATCGCAAGGCGGAACTACGCCCGCGTTGGAACTTAGAGAGTCTTTATTGGATATCCTTAGGGATATTTCGCCCAGTGAAGATGTTTACTTTATTTCTAACCTTGGTGTTGCTCCTCCCGCAATGAATACTCTGCATGAGTGGAACTTGTTCCATGAGGAACGTGCTACTTCTGTAAGCGGAAATATTGAAGGTGCTGCTACAACTTATGTTGATTTGCAGGTTGAGGAACGTTCTAACAACAGAACCGTTATTCTTGATGCCCCTGTAAGACTTTCTAGAACACGTGCTTCTATAGCAAATGTTACTGGAGAGGATGCGCTGGGTGTTGAGAAAGAGAGGGCGCTTAGGAGATTAAAGTCTGAAATGGAATATGCAATTATTAATGGTGCTATCGCAGCAGGTCAAACTGATACTGCTAGAGAGGTAGCAGGAATTACTAACTGCATTTCATCTAATGTTACTGCTAGGAATTCCGGAACATCTTTTAGTGAAACCGAGCTGAACGATATAGTTCAGCAAAGTTGGGATGCTGTCGGAGCTAGTTATGTTATGGATGTTTTGGCTGCGCCGGTTATTATTAAACGACGTATAGCTCAATTCGGAACTAATGTAACCAGAAATGTAGATGCTTACGAGAAAAAGCTTACGAACGAGGTTCGTGTCTATGACTCGGAAGTTGGGCAGACGGTTAAGATTTTGGCGCACAAGGACGTTAGAAAGACCGCAGGTACTTTGACTGTACTAGGTATTCGAGAAGACATGTTTGAGCTGGCATTCTTAATAGGGACAGGAGAGCCCCATTGGGAAGACAGAGCTAAAGATGGTGACCGTGAGAACGGCGTATACATAACAGAATTTACCTTGGTAAGTTACAACGAGCATGCTTCTGTGCTTAGAACAGGTTATGCAACTACTCTCTAATAGTGAGTAGTAAGTTATTGCAATAACGAGACGGCTCTCTAGAAATAGAGAGCTGTTCTTGTTTGTGTTATACTTTAATTATATGGGCAAGATTATTAAACTCGGAGAAGAAGAGTTTGAGGAAATTCCATCAAAGGCGGTTGCGGCCGCAAGAATTTTGTCTGACATGTTCGATCGATTAGGAAGACCGGAAGATCCTCTCTCTAAGCAGGGCGAACAGATGATGCGCTTTATTATTGCGACATGGGAAGATTTATATCCTGAGGAGGTTTTAGAGTGGGCCAAGACTCGTAAGGAGTATAAGAAGGAGGAAATGGGAACAATGGAGCAGGTGCTCAAACAAACTGGCAGGTCTTTGGCTTCTATACCACTTCCGATTTACCAGATGATGAAAAAGGTATTTCCGGGTTATAAGCTAGATAATAGAAAAGCTTTTATGAAGTTTGTAAAAAAATTTCCAATATTCCAAATGGCAAATAAATTATGATGAAAATAGCTCTCTGTATAATTACTAAAGGTGACGAGGAATTAAACAATGTAGTTAAAGCGGTAGCTTCTGTGTCTGAATATGTTACGGCAGTATACATAACAACAAATTCCAAGAAGTATAAGAAGGTTGAAGAATGGTGTTCGAAAGATGATAAGCTAAATCATTCTCATCTTGATTGGAGCGATAATTTCTCCCAACAAAGAAACTTTAATTTTTCGCAAGTACCGGAAGACTTTGATTGGATTTTGTGGATGGATTCTGATGATGTAATACTAAATGCTCATTTATTGCCGGACATCGCAAAAATTTCTAAGAAGCAGGGCATTGATACTGTCTTTTTTGATTATTGGTATGGGGCTAAGTTTGATGGAGAACCTTCGGAGGAAACTTTTGTAGAAAACGAGATAACGCATTACAGGGAAAGGTTGATACGACCCGGATCTGTCGTATGGAAGAAGAGAATTCACGAATCTCCTGTACCTGTTGATCCCCAAAATTATAGGTATTCGAAGGTTACGTATAGCAAGGCTGTTCCAATAGCATGGCTACATCTTGGAGCTTCGCGGGACGCTTTGCCGGAGTTTTTAGAAAAGAAAATGGCAAGGAACCGCAGACTTTTGAGAATGGAGCTGGAGGATGAGCGGGCATCTGGGGAGGCCGACCCAAGAACTATTTTGTATTTGATGAAGATTGAGGCCGAAAGTAGGGATGAGGAGGTTCTTAAGGGATGTGTTGAGCTGGGCAAAGAGTATCTTTTAAAGTCCGGGTGGGATCAAGAACGCGCAGAATGTTGTAGGCTAATGGGTAGATGTCTGGGGACACTAGGAGATCATAAAAAAGCTTTTGATTATATTATGTTGGCGATTAAGGAGTACCCTCGGGCGCCGTTGTCGTATCTTTATTTAGCTCGGGAGTGTTTTAACCTGAAGAACTACGGCGCAATGAAGCATTGGATGGAAGTTGGTTTATCCATTGATACTGAGAAAAATCCTGCTGCCATGAAAAACATACTGGAGTTGAAACTTTTATCTGCCGAATTAATGTTGCAATATTATCATGTTGCGGAAAAGAATCCGCGCAAGGCGTATAGGGCGGCCAGATTGTTAAACAAGCTTAACCCCACGGAACAAAATGCGTTTAATGAGGAGTTTTTATACGATTTAAAGGAACTTGACATTGCCTCAGAACATGTACACATGTTTCTAAACTACTTACGCGATATTCGGCAAGAGGAAACTATACCAAAAGTATTGGATTTAGTGCCACCAGAGATGCGCAGGTTGCCCTTTGCAAATAGGTACTACAACATGTATAGTCGGCCAAGAAATTGGAAGGATAATGAAATCTGTTATTTTGCAAATTTTGGTAGTAATCATTTTGAGAATTGGGATGGAAATAGTTTAAAGACAGGCATTGGTGGTAGCGAAACCGCTGTTATTAGACTGTCGGAGGAGTGGGTTAAACTTGGATATAAGGTAACAGTATATGGAGATCCGGAAAAGGAGTGTACTATAAACGGAGTTCTTTACAAGCCTTGGTATACATTTAATATTAAGGACAGATTTAACATTTTTATTCAGTGGAGAAGTTCAAACATTGTTAAGAAAATAAATGCTAAGAAAGTTCTTATAGACTTACATGATGTTTATCATCAAAACACACACATACATAATGCAAAATATGTTGATAAGTTTATGGTAAAAAGTTTATTTCATCGAAACTTTGGTAAAGATATATCCGATGAGAAGATGGAGATAATATCAAATGGCATCGATTAAACAACATACGTTATTTTGGGGAAGTTCTTATGACAGGGGTCTGGATACCTTATTATTTTTGTGGCCAGACATAAAGGAGAAGTTTCCGGACGCCGTTTTACATATTTGCTATGGCTGGAATTTATTTGACAAAGCAAACCACGATAATCCTGAACGCATGAGCTGGAAGAAGCAGGTTCAAATGTTAATGGCACAAGAAGGTATTGTGCATCATGGCAGAGTTGGAAAGAAGGAGTTGCAAGACATTAGACGAAAGTGCGGTATTTGGGCATATCCTACGGCTTTTCAAGAGATAAATTGCATAACAGCCTTGGATTGTCAAAAAGACGGCGCGGTTCCCGTGACTATGGATAGTTTTGCAATGAAGGAGACTGTGGGCAGCGGAATAAAAATATCCGGGGATATTACGGATGTTGCTGTAAAGGATAAATTTTTAAAAGAACTTCTAGATTTAATGGGCAATGAGGGGCGTCACGCAAAGGAAGTAAAAAAGGGCAGGGCCTTTGCCAAGGATTTTTTGTGGAAAAATATTGCTGGAAAATGGAAAACTGTTTTTGATACATCAGTAGAGATTCCTCTATTGTCGGTTATAACAATAACCATTAGAGAGGGTTGGTGGAACATAATGGCTGATAATCTTTCAAGGCAGACATATAAGAATTTTGAGTGGATTATAGTTGACGATTATAAAAAAGATCGCAGTAAAATAGCCGACGAGTATGCAAAGAGATATGGTTTAAATATTAGGTATATAAGGGGAGATAAGGCTCTTGGGAAATATAAGCGCAAACATGGGCTGGTGCGCGCAAATAACATGGGTTGGAGGGCCTCTAAGGGGGAGCTGTGCGTTTTCATACAAGACTTCATTATTATACCCGAAGATGGCTTAGAAACGATTGTAGGGCTTTACAGGCATAATAAAGACGCATTGATAGCTCCTGTAGATGAGTATTGGTTTCCAAAGAAGCCCAATAAGTCCAATAAGAAAGATTGGTGGGATAATAACGTAGACATTTTAGACAGGTTCTCGTGGAGAAATATTAGGGTGCAGTTTAGCGGTATAAGGGAAACAGAGAATCCTTCTGATTTTGAAATGAATTATTCAGCTATACCAAAAGCCATATTAGATCATTTAAACGGCTGGTATGAGTTTTTTGATGATGGTATGGGTTACGATAATGTTGAAATTGCTCATAGGGCTTTGGGGGAAGGATATAGGATTTTAATAGATGATACAAATATAGCAACGTGTATTGATATAGGACATCACGGGTTTCCTCTTAATACGGAAGGTTGGGATAAGTTCTTGACAGGAGATTATCCGAATGTAAGAAAAGACAATGAGTAAAATAACTGTAGTTAGTTTAGCTTGGAATAAATATGAGATGACTGAGAGATTTCTCAGGCGTTTAAAAGAATACACAGATATCCCTTTTGATTTGGTGTTTACTGATAACGGTTCAGAAGAAGACATTGTAGGTCTTGTGAAAAGATATTTTCCAGATGTCGATTTGATAGCAAAGAAGGAAAATGTAGGATGTCCTAGGACACGCAATGAGCAGGTGCGACATGTTAAGACAGACATTACGGTATTCTTGGACAATGATACGATGGTGGGCCCTAAATGGTATGTGCCCATGCTGAATAAACTAGAGGATCCATCTATAGGGATATCGGGACCTGCTGGCTGCGTTGTTAGGAAGCCCTGGGACTCCTCGCATCCTTTTGAGCCTATTGAGAGCGGTGATTGCGATTATTTTGTTGGGTATGCCATGGCGATGAAGACTAAAGCGTATCGACCTATTAATGACTACAATATTCCAGTTAATTTAGATGATGTAGAGATATGTTTTGGAGTTAAAGAGAGCGGTTATCGTGCCGTTATATCAGAACCTTGTTTCTTGAATCATCTAACCAGTCAAACAGAGAGGGGCTGGGAAAAAGAAAGCCCCATGGACAAATTTTGGTTAAATTGGAAGGAAAAAACTCACCTTTTTGAAAGATGGAAGTAATGCGAATATCTGCAAATTATACAGTATTTTATGGGGCGGATTATATTGAATACTCCTTGAGGTCTGTTTATCCGTTTGTTGATTATATTTTAATAGCTCTTGGAAAAGAATCTTGGGCGGTGGGCGCAGACGGAAAAAGATATAAGCCAATAGATAATGTCAAGGAAAAGATACGCCACTTTATGAAAGAAGAGGACATTGACCACAAGATAATCTTTTTCGAGGGGATGTGGTCATCAGATACTGCTCAAAGGAATTTTTTAATAGAACGATGTAATGGTCTTGTAGACTATGCTTTGTTGGTCGATAGTGATGAGATTTGGGATGCCGACCAGTTAGGCGCGTTAATAAAGGATGTTGAAGATAATCCTGATACTTTAGTATTTAGTGTTGGAATAAAACAGTATTTTAGGTCGCTGTTTTGGAGATTTGATGACTCCGGCGGAAGGGTTAATTATGTATTTAAGGTTCCTGAGGTTAGACATAAGTGGATACGAGCAGGAGAATTGGCTGATGTTCGAAGTAACGATGAGTTGGTAGGTCGTAGAGTTCCTGTTTGGTACCATCATTTTGGTTACGCATTTCCTTCTAAACTTATAAAACAGAAAATAACCTTTTGGGGACATTGCGGTGAGGTTGTTCCGAACTGGTTTGACGAGATTTTTATGAAGTGGAGACCTGGTAAGGGGTTACCTGCGATGGCTCCTACAGGGCAAGATTGGTCTAAACTTGAGAAATGTAAATTAATAAAAAGTTTGAGGGGGCATCCCTTCGCTAAAAAGGAATTAATAGAATGATAAAAGCATTAGTTACCGGCGGACTTGGAGAAGTTGGTGAATTTGTTAATAAAGTATTTGATTGTGATATTTATGATATACAACGTGGGGACGATATTTGGGACACTAAGAAGCTTATAAGTAGGATGAAGGGAAAGGATTTGGTCGTCCATTTGGCGGCTTATGCTCATCCATTTATGAAAGCCGAAGGCAGTACGGAAAAAAATCCGATATTTTTAACTGATGAAGATTATTGGAAGTTAAATTTTGATGGCACAAAACATGTTGTAGAGTGTATGAAAAAGGCTGGGGTAAAGAAACTTATTTTTATGTCTAGCGGGGGTGTTTATGGTTTCTCTAACGGGACTCCCTATGTTAAATATTTACCGATAGACGAGGAGCATCCAATACAGGGGCCCGAGAAATTGACGGCCTATGATCAAACTAAAATAGCTTGCGAGCTTTTTCTTTTAAAAAGTAAAGATATACAGGCATGTATTTTAAGACTAGAGGCTCCTGGGCTTCTTGATAAACGAATGTATGTCTTAAGTGCGGGACATTTATTTGCTCATGTGTCTGAAAATAACCTTAAAGAGCTACTTAGACTATTGTGGGAGTATAAAGGTAAGTCTGATATTTTTAATGCCGGAGATCCTACTACCAATAGAATGTGTCCTGATACAGTTTCTTGGGCTAAAGAGAAATACCCGAATATTGAAATAAGGATGAAGGACGGTACAGAGCCCTTAATTTCGGTAGATAAGGCTAAGAAAATACTTGGTTATGTTGGTGAAAGTGTTTTAAATCTCTAATGTCCGATATAGCAGTTGTAGTTCCGACAATACGAGAAAAGTCTTATGAGGAGTTTAGGGATGCGTGGGGCTATCTGCTTGAAAAGCACAATGTGATTTTACTTACAGTTTGGGATGGAGAAACTCCTCTTCTTTCTGTAGGGGATACAGAAGACATCTCCGTGGACACAGTGATGGGAAAGGATTCTGACCTTATTTATAATAAAAATGATGGTGTTAGAAACTTGGGGTTTGCCTATGTCGCTAAGTTTCTTCCGGAGGTAGAATACATAATTACTCTTGACGACGATGTGAGGCCAATTGGAGATCCTATAGCAGATCATATTAGCGTTCTAAACAAGCGAGTGACAACTCAATGGATAAGTACTGTCAGCGGGAAATATCCAAGAGGATTCCCTTATGGGATTAGAGACGATACTGAAGTTGTCCTTTCGCATGGGGTTTGGGAGGGCGTCAAAGACTGGGATGCTCCAACACAGCTTGTTATTGGCAATCCGGATGTTACTTTTTACGAAGGAGCTGTTCCTAGAGGAATTTACTATCCGTTATGCGGAATGAACATTGCCTTT